ACTTGATCAATTTCGCGTGCAAGGCTTACAGTGCTGACATGATCAGTAATGGTTGTTGTACCTACAATCACGGCAACTTTGTTACCCATAAATATGGCCATATTTTTCCTCTCTTACTAACCTATCAATTCAACCGAATATTGATAACTTAGGTAATCAATATTAGCGGATGTAATTGTTCCAGGGCTTGCAGACACAACCCTGAGTGTTTGTACAGCACCGCTTAAAGTTTTATCAGCCTCAATTGCGGTTTTAATTGAGGTTGAACCGGATGATGCAAGTAGCCCATCCAATCTTGATTGTCCATCTTTTTCGCTCATTCTACCAACTACTACAATCACATTACATGTAGCAGAATCAAATCCTCTATTTAAGGTATAGTCATAATTCATAGTTAATTGCCCGACAATTGCAAAAGCGTTGTTTGTTGGTATGTTTGTTGAATCGGGTACATAGTCAAAAACACGCAATCCAGTTATTGCTGTTAATGCCGTTTTTAAATTAGCCCTGACCGTGCTAGGTGTCATGCAATTACTTCTTTTTTATATGCTCTAACCATTGCAGTTATATCTCTACCTACTGGTGACATTCTTACAACACCTAAATCACCTAATCCTAAAATTCCACCTGGCGCATCCTTGCGCTTGTATAAGTCAGCGGTAAGAATTAAACAAGCCATGTTGATGTCACTAGGTACTGATGGCCAACCCCATTTAGCCGTTACTTGAACGCCAGGGCGTAAACCATTTTGAGTAATACCTGGAAATATTGGCCAAGTTTCAGTATTAGATACCATTGTTAATTGTGTATAAGGCCGATTAAGTGATGGTGCAGTTAATGGGTCTAAAATATAATCTGTATTTAAAGTTAGTGTTTTTGAGTAAGTACCATTACCATTTTCATCTACTGCAACAGCCAAACTTGTTGTTGAGCCTATATCATCTACATAAACAAAAATATCTGAATAAGCACGGTAAAGCCTGGCGGATGCGGTGGAATCTAAATAAAATCTACGATTAGCAATCCGATCAATTGATCTTGATGCTGATTCAACTAAATCTTCTAATAAGTCATTATCAGTGTTGTCTGATATAGACATGTAATTTTTAATTTCAGTTAATGTTGCATATCCATTTGTTATAGCCATGATCGGTATCCAAATCCTGTGTTGCCCTGGGACATTAGACTAACTCCATTCTGTGAATACCGATCATAGTTAGAATCCAGGCCACAGGAAGGGTTGTGGCCTGGAAATCTATTTTACTAGAAGGATGGCGCGGCCAAACCTGTTCCGTTAATTTGTGCAATTGCACCTGGATAACGCTCACCTGTAAAGGCTGACATTCCAAATAGAACAATGTTCAACGCAACCTTGCCATTTGGTTCTTCAAATGTGACATAGGTTGGTGCGGCGGCTTCTTCCCAAAGATGAGTTTCGTTCAAATCAACAACAAAAATTGTGTCTTGATTTGTACTTGCACCCTTGTTGGTAGCAATGTTGGCATCAACAATAATAGGAAGTCCTAGCATTGAATAACCTGAATTGCCATAAGAAGGTGTGCCATTGCCAGTACCCATTGCATTTTGTGGATTGTATGCCTGTGGTACTACTAATGGGCGGTTTGAACCATCTACACCAGCCAATAGGAATCCTAAGCGGCGTGGGTGCATGATGATTGCATTTGGATTAGCAAATATTGTTGATTGAATCTGTTGAATCGCATCAGCAATTTTTGGATATAAACCTGCAACTGTTCCTGTTGTTGCTGTGTAAGTAACAAGGATTCCAGTTGTCATGTTTACAAGTCCTAATGGTTGCCCATTTGAACCTGATCCATTTAGAAGTGAGTTATCTAGTTTTGTGTGATAATCGCGAATCAAATCGCCAAGCACAATGTTTTCAATGTTGTATCCGCGTAGTAATGCTTGCTTAGATACTGATTGCTGACCAGCGATTGTGTTTACATTTACGGTCAGTGTTGTGTCTGCAATATCTTGTGATACTGCGGCAGTATTTTGTGATGTTTGATACGCTGTTATTGTGCCAGTGTTGATCTTACTAATGACCACTGACATGCCCTGGGTGGGTAATGTGTGCTTGCGTGCGGCATCCGCAAATGGGCGGCCTGCGCGTGCCAATGGTGCATATAGATCAACAAGATATTGTGGCACTACTAAACCTGCAAAATTGGATGTACCAACTGCACGCTTTTCAATTGCCATTTCTTGTTGATGTCTTGCAATGCGTTGTGCGGCATCTGCATCAGTTTTAAAGTTTGCCTTTAATGCATCAGTTAGGAAATCATTACCTGATCTCTCAGAATAGGTTAATTCCTCGCGTGTAACTGAAAAGCCACCTGCGCGAACTTCCTTCTTTGGCTCAACATTCGCATCAACTTTAGCGGCTAAATCAGCGGCTTTTTGATTGCGAATTTCAATATCTGACATCTGCTCAATTCTTTCATCCAACTTTTTAATCTCCAGGTTAAGGGCTTCTACATTAGCCAACTCAACTTCTGATAGATCGCGTGCTTCTTCTGCGGCACGGTCTAAAGTTGCTTGAATGAGAGATGTCTTTGATTCGCGCTTCTCGCGTAGAGAAGCAAGAAAAGTGTTAGACATTTTTTCTCCTATTAGTTAGTTGTTAGTGAGAAGGTGTAACGCGCCGATTATCGGGGTTAGGTGTTCTGCGACTTCTTAAAATTATATCTCTTTTTTCAATTGTTTGAGCATTTCTAAGGCCGTGTTAAATCTAGTTTTCTCAATTATTGGTTCTAAATTTTCAGCCCGGTTTTCACCATATTCTGAAATGTTAATAGCAGTTAATTGATCCTCAGCCTGTGATTGTGTTTTATGACAGCCTAAAACCTCATTGGTATCGGATTTAACAACTGCATACCCTTCACAATCAGGGTGATTATTTATTATGCTGTATGGCATTTAAAATTTTCCTTGCTTCATCTAATCTAGGTGTCAATTGTGGTGCGCCTTCTCGCATACCTGTAACGCTGGCCATTTCACCATAAGCACCAAAAGTTACCAAAGATACTTCTGCTAAATGTGCTTTGATTCTTTCCATTACACCATCAGGTCTTTTACGGTTTTTGATTGGCATAAATCCAACCGATAATTGATCCAATGCGCCATCTTTGACTAACTCTAATGCTTCATCACCTTCACGCGTTTTTGAAATTTTAAATTCAGCATAAAGGCCATCATCTGTTTCCTTCAATAAAGTAGCGCGACCTAATACATTGTTTTCGCCATGACCCCTAAGAAGTTTTACCCGGTGTGGTGCTTTAATCACTTCAGCGAATACGCCTTTTCTAAATACTTCAATCATTGTGCTTGTGATGCGTTGCTCTTTATTGTAAGGCACGGCAATACCAAAAATAGTGCGGCCATCTCCATTTGCTCTTAACTCTAAATCAACTGAGTAACTTCTGTTTTCTATCTTTTCTTCAGACATAGTTATTATCCTCTACTGTATCTACCACATCACTTTGTAATGATTCATCTTCTTCTTCACCTTCTTCATGATCCATAGGATCAAGATTTTCATAATCTCTAACTTCATCTACGCTTAAGAATCCATTAGACAAGGCCACAGCATAAGCATCAAATCTACTTGCTGTATCAGTTTTTAACAATGAATCATATTTAAATGCGGCTGTTTGACCCCGCACAAGTAAATCAGAAAATGCCGCTTCTATCCTTTCGGCAATTGGCTGGATTGACCATTTTACTAATTGTAAATTTTCTTGTTCAACATTTGAATAAGTGCGGCTTGAATTAGGTGATCCTAAAAAGTATGGTGGCAATCCCAAAATATTTGCCGCTTCTGTAAGTCCGGCTGTTTGTGCTTCTACCAATTGAGATTCTGCCGCATTACTACTTAATACTTCAAAATCTGTTGATGAGTTCATAACAACTGGTGATCTATTGCGTGATGAGTACATTGCCATCCATGCTGTTTTTAATGCATCCGCTTCTTCCTGGGTTAAATCAGGATTAGCGGATTTAATTACAGCCGTTGGGTTCACTCCACCATCAAAATATCTTGATGCATATTCATTGATTGCAATTTCTTTTCCTAATGCTTGTTTAGCCACAGCAAGGATGCCTTTACCAACTAAATCACCAGGTAAAGTAAAGTTTTTAATATGCAAAATTTCTGATCTGTCGTAAGTTCTTTCATCAATCTTGTAAATGATTCTTCCATTGTCGCGTGTTACTTGAACGCGATCAGGTGACACAGGGTAGATACTCTCCGGCAATCCATTAACGCCTGGGTCACCCAAAACTGCAATATAGTTACCATGAATGATCAAAGCCGCGGCCATTGCACTAATGGTTTCCATTCTTGTTTCAGTAGGTACTGGCCGCATTAAAATTTGTGGTGTTGGTAATACTTCACGCTTATTACGATATGCACACAATGGCAATGCACCAATAGCATCACTAATTAAAGTTATACCACGATAAATTGCCGGTATGCCTAATGCAGTATTTTGATCTACATAAGTACCAGCCCAATTACCTTCAAAGAATCTACCAACACGGCCTAATGAATCAACATATCCTTGTGATGTATAAACTAAGGATGGTTGTATTTGTCTTTTAAGTAATCGGCCTAGCATTATTTACCTCTGTTTTCCAAAGCAATACCAAATAAAACTAAAAATGCACCTGATAATATTACAGCCACAATAGGGTTAAATGTTGCGACACCTGCAATTATCAATAAAGAACCTGATACCTGTAATGCTGATGGTAAATATTTCATTAGTAGATTTTACTCCTTGCAACCGGCTGATCTTCTATTTTGGTTACAACTCCATACCGTGCCAGCGTAACGGCCACCAATGGTGTTATGTTAGTTGTACTTTGGCGATTCCATGCCCATGAATCACCCAATGGTCTTTTAGTTGATCCCATTATTGCCGTTCTTAAATTGGGATCATCCAGGTGGCATATAGTTTTGGCTTGTACTGCATCATAGAATGAACCACAGGCTCTTGCATAATCGCGTAAATGAATAGACATTACACCAATATTTTGTTTTTCTAATTCAACTATTAAAGATGCCGCTGGTGATCCAGTATCAATAACTACCTTTGTATTGTGTTTTTTACATAACTCAATTAAGCGTGGCAAAACCCAGGATGTACCTTCTTTACATTCAATTAATTCTATTGGCGTGTAATCTTTGACCAATCCCGATACAGCAATAGAAGCCCGGTCACGCTCACGCGATATATCTACCCCAAAGACAACATTATTGCCAACGGTAATATCTGTTCTAGCCAAAGAATCCCAAAGTTCGGTATTGATGACTTGAACGGCATCCCTGGATGGCCAAACATTCAACCATTCCTTTGTAAATATTTCAGGGCTGTTAGTTGCCGCGGCTTCTTTCACCGCATCCAATAAAACACCTTTTTCTTCATGTAATGATGGAATTGCTTGATACCAAACTTCTTGATCCAAATAATCAAAATCATCTGTGGCTGGACACCATTCAAACCAGGCCAGTTTATTTTGTGGTTCGGCTATTTCTCGGTGGCCAATTTCCCGGTAATGCTCTAATAATTCAGATTCTCCAGGTCTGCCCGCATTGGATAAAATCCATAATTGACCATTGCGTTTAGTTGCCAGCGTAGGTTGCAAATTTGCAATAAGTGATAATGGGTGTGTTAATGCTTCATCAATAACCATGAGATTTAAACTAAGGCCGCGTGCGCCTTTGTCATTAGGCGTAACAATTCCATAAGTTGAACCGTTGCGCATGTAAATTTTTTCAGATCCATTAACCTTAGATACTCTTGCAATGCGTTTTGAAAATTTAGGCGACAATTGAAAACTTAATAAATGTTCTTCCCATTTACCCTTAGCCATATTGCGATCTTGCGCTGTATAAGCCACATGCCTTCTAGGTTGCAATAACTCATAAGCAATGCGGGTTTCAATCAATTTTGATTTTCCATTTTGCCTGCCTACCTGCGCGGCCACTGTACGGTACTTGTATAACCCAGTTGCATCTTTTTCTAAACCTACATCTGCCACAAGGCGTTGCCAATCAAATAGTTCAAATCCCAATAATTTGGCTACCTGGGCTAATTTGTCGCCATCTGTTTCAGATGTGTTATCTCTTAATGATGCCCATCTAGGCGTACATAAGATTTTATTCAAATAGATCATCCTCATCAGGTAAAGCACATGAATCCCAAATTTCGCGTAACTCTTTAGATATAGATGGAATGGTGTGCGTGCCTTTACCGGATTCTTCAATGCGATCCCAGGCGCGTGCCAATCCTAATAACATCTCACGCTTTACCTGGTCAATGTCATTGCGCCCGGTTAGAGATTTGACCATTGCATTAGTGTGCCGGCCTAATTTCTTTTTAGGTTTACCATTTGCGACTATTTTTAATGGCCTTGCGTTTTGCGTTTCCATAACTCGCCCCCCTACTGTAATTGCAACTTGCACATGCCGGCCTTAGACTTCCCACCCAAAGTTCAGGTGATGGGAAGGAATCAATTGGTGGCTCATGATCAAGCGTAGTTGCAACCGCCTTTTTGCAGTAAAAACACCGCGGCTTTTGAGCCAAAACAATTTCTCTAATTTTTTTGTAATTCGCATTGTATTTTCTACTTTTTATAGTTTTCATCAAAAATTCTATTTTTTTTCAAACTTTTTTGCGTTCGCCGGGGAGAGAGAAAACGCGAAC